TGGTGTTCTTCCTGTATGTGAATAAGATGTGCCAGTGACTACCGGTGAAATCGCACTGAAGGATGAATTGTCTGTGCTAAAGTAAACTGTATAGTTATCCGTATTGGCACTTGCTGACCAGCTAAGGTCAATTTGTGTTGTTGAAACGGTAGTTGCAGATAAGTTCGAAACGGGAGTACTTGGTGGTTCATTACCGGAATCCACCACTGTTGCTATTGTTTGTGCGGCAGCACCATTGTAAAAACTATCAGCGGAACTACCAGTCAAAGTAATTGTTACAGTTTGATTACCATCAGTTGCATTATCTTCAACTGCTGTTAGATTGATCGTTTGTGCTGTGCTGTAATTACCAGAACTAAAAACAAGTGTGGTAGGTGAAGCTAGAATCTCACTACTATCATTATCGGTAATTGTGACTGTCACATTTGCTGTGGGTTCTGTATCAAGTTCAACATCAAAACTATCACCTGCTCCTGATTCAGTGACCGTGTTGTTTGTTGAAATGGTAAAACTGAATCCCGCAATGTCATCATTTGTGATCGTAATTGTCTCTTGTTGAGTACCACTTTCAGTGGCGCTATCACCACCAGACACACCAGTTATATCAAGAATGATTGTTTCATTGTTTTCTTGAACACGGTCACCAACAATATCAACTGAAGTTGTACCTGTTGTTGAGCCAGCAGTAATTGTAATTGTGCTGCTATTGAGTGTATAATCATTACCACTACCTGTTGCTGTACCTGTAGCAGTAAGTGTGACGGTCGTGTTCGTGGTTGCTGTGGCACTTTGTGTTGCTGTGATGGTGCGATTTGTCGTACCTGAGTTACCTTCAGAAACAGATGTAGTTGCGGTGAGAGTAACAGTTGGAGCGCCTAGAGTGGTTGCGTTTGCCGTGTTTGATTGACCACTCACTCCATAAGCATTGTTTGAGATCAGATAATAATAGTAAGTTGTTGCTGCGGTTCGTCCTGTGTGTGAGTAGGTAGTTCCTGTGACTACTGGTGAGATTGCGCTAAAGGATATATTGTCTGTGCTGAAATAGATCGTATAGTTATCTGTATTTGCGGTTGCCGTCCAACTGAGGTCAACTTGATTTGAATAGGGAGCAGTAGCTGACAAATTCGAAACAGCAGAGGGTGGATCATTACCTGAATCAACTACAGTGACAGGTGTTGTATCTGATAGGCCATTATAATTGCTATCGGTAGAACTTGTAGTGACTGTGAGAGTTTCATTTTGATTGTTGTCTGTTACATTATCTTCAATAGCGGTCAGAGTGATTGTCTGTGATGAACTATAATTACCAGAACCAAAAACGATTGTGCTTGGTGAAAGAGTAAACTCTCCCGTATCTGAAGAAGTCAATGAAAGAGTTACATCATTGGTTGGAGGTGTGTCTAATACAATTGAAAGTGTATCACCAGCACCAGATTCTGTGACAGAGTTAGAACCACCTGTAAGTGTAAAAGTGAGTCCAGGTGTTTGATTTGAGTCGACTACTGTGACAGGAGTTGTATCTGTCACGCCATGATAAATGGTATCGTTTGAAGTTGCTACAAGTGTGATGGTGACTGATTGATTTGAATCAGCAGCATAATCTTCAATTGGTGTGAGACTAACAGTTTGTGCTGAATTGTAGTTGCCCGGAGTAAAAGTAAGAATCGATGGAGAGACTGTGACTTCTCCTGTATCACCAGAAGAAACAGCAATCGTGACATTATCTGTAGGAGCAGCATCCAATACAACAGTGAAGTTGTCGCCAGCACCCGATTCAGTAACAGAATTGGAACCGCCTGTGAGGGCGATTGTCATTGTTCCAGAACCAGGACCTCCGCCACCAGAACCATCATCTTCTTCATCTGGTGGGAAATCTATGTCATAAATTATGGTGCCTTCACAAATATCACCAACACAAATATTATCACAGCCTGAAAAGGTGAATGATATGACTGATAAAAAGAACAAATAAAATATACACCGAATCATGACACCGTTTTTGATTAAGATCCTCCAGCTGCACAATAATCAGCAATCAATCGTATTACAACATCTCTTGAACGTTGATTATCAATCACTATGTCGCCCAGTAACATTCCACGAAACTTTTTACCTCTGGCAGAAATACTTTCAGCTTCGCTCATTTTTTTAGCAAAATCAATCCATATGATTTCACGGAAATTTCCAACACCTAAAATTTCTTTTGTACACTGTCGAATATATGACATACTTACTAAAGGTTCCATTCTCACTACAATTTTATCATGATAAAACCCTGACATCATTGCATTTTTACGACTTTCATCTAAAATATAAAATGAACAAACAGGATAAACTAAACATATTTCAAATTTAAGTTTAGGTAATTCAATTCGTAGATGAGAACTCGCTTGTATATTTGATGGTGTAAAACTAAGGCTACTTAGTATTGCGAGAATGATCGTAATTTTGTTGAATCTGAATTTTTCGATCATATGCGGTTTGTTCATCCTTTGCGTCTGTGATAAAAATTATGGCTGCGATAAAAATAAGAATAGCTAACATTATCAGCACTTTACATATTGTGTGTCGACGCAGGATTGACCCGAGAATTGAAATCCAACAAAGAATACTGTTGAATTATATTGAGTTAAATATCCAACATCTTCATCGAAATCAAGCTTGACTTTATTCTGCATGTTCATTCGATGCCAACCAAAGGCAATATTTTCATCATATTCGTAAATTGTTAGCAAACCGATACCATACAGCAAGTCAATTCCATATCCTCTTGGATATTCTCTGGTTGAACCATTTGCTCCGGTATAATCTTTTGTGAATGAAGCAAGTCCTAAGCCGCCAAAAATATCTGCTGAAACAGAAAATTTGTGATTTTCAAATGGCTTGTATCCTCTACCATATCCAATATGATAAACAAAAGGATGTAGAAGTGTTAGATTATTGCTATGCCGACTACCATCTGTTCCATCAAATGAGTTGACAAAATCAGTCTTCATGGTAGACATGCCTCTTGTTCGACTGAATTGGCTTCGTTTGGTATCTAATTGATAATCCCACATTGCTTCGAAGGAAAGCCCTTTGACACCTTCATCAATACCATAATCAACTTCTTCATATTTACCAGTTGCTTCTCCCCAACCAAACCAGGCTCTTTTTTCCATGGAAACGTCTTTTGGTCTTAATGTCCCTGATAAACATCCATTGAGAAACAGAACTAAAAGACTAAGAACACCAATCGATATTTTCTTCATATGGTTTACCCAATCCCTTTTCAATCATTAATTCAGCAACATTTACATCATCCACATAAATGTCTGCGACAATGCGAAAATATTTACCACGATCTAAATTGTGAAGTTCAATTCTTTTACCATTATTTAGAATTGAACGAATAAAATCTCTTGCTTTATAAGCCATTTCTTTTTCAGCTGGACATTTACCACGAATTTCTGGTGTATCAATTCCACGAAGCCTCACTGGCATTTTATATCCAAAAATGTCTGGAACATTGTTTATATTAAATCGACAAGTATCTCCATCATAACAATTCACGTATTCAACATATCGAAAATATTCACGATAAGGAGGAATATCTTTTTTTGTTTGAGCAAATGATTGTGGAACAGGATGAGCACATTGAGCAACAAGTATTATAAAGAATAAAAACATTATCTTACGCATTTTCATCTCCTCTCTCAACTTTAATCTTTGATGTAAATTTCAATGGTGATTTCACAACAGCAATCGCATTCGAATGTCTTGCTTTCAGCACAATTCTTTCACCGTTCACATCAATCAGTTGTGATTTCGATTGCGGGCATGTTTTACGACAAAACTCTCTCGCCTCTTCCATAGCGTTTTCATAAGATGAATACATCCATGATTCAACTTCTTCACCAGATGTGTTATAGTATTCAACACACCAAGCATTATTTTCTGTTAGATCCATTTTCATTTTCCTTTTTTTCACTCATTTGATTAAATAGGCGGTAGAGTTTAGTGTGATATTTATTCTTTTCTTTTTCAGGATCTGTTGCGACATCAAGGGCATAGAGTAATTCACCGAAAATTCTTTTGAACATATCAAACTTTTTCTCATAATCTTCTCCACCGAAATAACGAATTTCAATACGCTCTGCCTTTCCTCTCTTCTTTGATTGATTTGAAAAACTAAAATGTGATAAATTGACTGTTTGCCATTTACCACCAATCGATGAACGAAGTGCGAATAGCAAATCATTCTTACCAAATTTCATATTCTTTTCAACCATTTGACCAAGTAAATCTTTGTCTGCTGTTTGTTGTTTGTCTTTTAGATATCCACGAATTTTTTTGAGAGAACTCTTGACATACTCGGCATGTTTACGGTCTGAAAAGAGTTTATTCGATTGTGATTGACTTTCATTTGAAAATAAAATAAACTTGAGAGCATCAAAGTTTTTCATTCGTTCTGGTGTAAATGAAATATTGATATGTAATCCACACTGAGCATCTCGTTTATTTTTATCTTTTTGTCCAGTAGTTTCAGAATGATGTGACTTTGTGTTGCCATTTTTCTTGATGTAATCAAACATACCTCTTGTCACTTCAATTGCTTGAGAGGTATTCATAACTGGTGAAATAAATTCAATACCACCTAAGGTCGCAAGAACAGAAAGGTCTGTGCCAATCGTCCATCGAGATGGATCAGAGGTGTCACCTGTTGTGATTTTAGGAGTTTTTACAAAAGATGGGCGATTACTTTCTTGACTATAATACTTTTTGATTTCCGCATTTGGTGTTTCAGTATTGGCAGTATCCATAATCAACATCAAAAATTGTAGAAGTTTTTTACTGTCATTATTATATGTCTTGAAGATTTCTTTTTTATAGTCACCTTCTGCCATATCTTTCGAAGATTTTTCTAATGATGAATTGACGTAGCGATAAGTTAGGTCAGCTAATTCTCTTTTGTTGATTCCGTTTTTTGAAAAAAAGGAATAAAGATCCTTCGAATCTTGTCCCTCAAAGTCTCCAAGAATTTGATCAACTGAGACAATTTTCTTTTTTTGACTGGCTTTGCTGACATAATCCCCCGCATTCAGTCTTTTTGATTTGTTTTCTTTAACAATCTTCTTATTTTTTTCTTTGACTTCGTTGATTACATCCACATAACGACCAAGAATTAGAACATCAGTAGCACTTGGTCTGTTTGTTGCTTCCAAGAACTTTTCATTATAAAATTCAAACTCAAGACCTACTTTGAAATCTTCATTTGAAAACAGTGATTTGATTTCTTTTTGTTTTACATCTTCGACAAAGTATGAGTTAAAGCCAAGCATATTAGTTTATATATTGAGATAAAGGTTCTGCGATATATTTTTCTTTAGTATATTGATCAATTGCTTCTTGTCCAAAAAGAAGTCTTTCAAGTTCTCCCTGTTTATTTCTCATTTCAACAAAGCTTGAAATCAAGTCAACTTTTTGTTCTTCAATAAACTTTTTTGTGAGGACTGCTGATGTTAGAGAATCGCAACTAAACATGTTGAAATATAATCCAATTCCACCTTCTAAGTATAATTCAACAAGAATTTGTAAGTTGCGAAACATAGCCAAACGAGCAATGATTTTATTTTCATATTCAAATACATTTTCAGGCTTATAAGTTTTTTCAACACCTTCAATATGTAATTTGTTTTCTTTACAGTAAGCAACAAACTTTTGAATTTTTAAATCAATCTCTTGCTCTTGTGTCATTCTCCTCTTTAAAATAAAAATAGGGAGCATATTCACATACGCTCCCTGTTATAAGTATGTGCATTATATTTATGTTAATTCACAGAGGCTTCCTCTATTTGGTATTCTCTACCGTTGATGAGTGCGCCATTAACAGAAGTTCGTTCAATTTTATGACCAGAATATATTTGTCTTTCCTTCCTTTCTTTATGATAGGCATTCATTGCGATAATATAGTCTTTGATGAAATCGTTTCGCACGATATCTTTTTCTTGAAAACTGACAATTTTGAACCCTGAAACTCGTTTAGCAATTTCATAAAACTCACGAAGACCACTTTCTCGGTCGTCTAAGTCTGTTTGCATAAAATCACCAGCAAGGACAAGGCCTGTATTCTTACCAATTCTTGTGACAACTGTATGAAGTTCTACAGATGAAAGGTTTTGAATCTCATCAACAAAAATGATTGTGTTATCAATTGTTGTTCCTCGTAGGAAGGAAGTTGAACAAAATTCGACTAAACCTTTTTTCTCAAGAATTTCCCAAGCATCACCTCTTTTAAAAAGTTCATTCACAATTGACTGATAAGGTCTCTTGTAAACAGCAATCTTTTCTTCTTCTGATCCTGGAAGATATCCAATATCTCTTGAGGGCACACAAGAACGGCAGATTAAAACTTTGTGATAAGGTGATTGCGGGTCAAACACCGCTTCTAAACCTAAGTAAGTGGATATAAAACTCTTGCCTGTTCCGGCTGATCCCATAAGTATCATGTTAAAGCCGTCATACCAAGCATCAAATGTTTGGTTTTGTGCATGAGTCATTGGTTCAATCTCTTTCATACTCAAAGAGATTTGTTCAGATCTAGAAACTTGTGCTTTTTTTCTTGACATGGTAACTCCTGTAAATGAAATAGGAATTACTCAGGCCATCTTTCACTCAGGAGCGATGACCTGAGTGACAGTTACTTTTGTTTTTGGATCGGATACCTCCATGAATTCTGCTAAAGATCCATACCACCTAATTGATTGCCATGATAGTTCTTTTTGATCTCACGCAATTTATCTCGAAAGCCTTCCGAAGGTTTCTTGCCAGTAAGAGCAAAATTGTCGTATCCTATCCGAGGAGAAGCAACATCGAGTGTCAGCTTACAATCAGACCTATCGCAATCTTCGTTTTCAGGTGTGTGTCTTTTAGCTATGGTTGTATGAATCTCAAAATTTTTGCCGCACTTAGCGCATGAATATTCATAAAAGGGCATATAATCTCCATCTAAAATATTATAAATAAAATCAAGTTCACAACATTATTTATCAAAAAAGAGAAAATGAAATCATTTAGTCAATTTTTAACAGAAGCAAGAAAAAACCCAGAAAAGAACGTCAAAGAATTTCCAGTGAAGTCATTAGAGAAGTATAAAGATGATGATGATGTCTTTATTACTTTTATTGCGAATGCAAAAGATTTCACAGAAACAGGCAAAGATGATTATTTGGCGGCTCAAGTTGGTTTGAATACCAAGTCAAAGTACAACACACCAAATGGCATCTATACATATCCAATGGTTGAAGTCTATCAACAATATGTTGGAAACTATACAGGGCAACATGATTTTTTTGACAAGCATAAAGGTCTAAAAAGATTCAATGTTCCCTTTGCTGGTGACCAGCCAAAAATTGGCGTGCTTCGACGTGTTGGTAAAAATCATATTGATGATATTGGTTCTGGTGAATATTCGCATGCAAAACTTGCGGGTGATACTGAAAAAATTGTCAAGTATACAACTCAAAAACTCATGAAAATTTTGAATGTAAAGAATGAATATCTAATGTTTTTGATTGTATGTGCCACATGTCAATACGCTTTCACTCGAGCAGCAAAAGACACACCAGGAATGCAATTCTGGAACGCAACTCGATTATGTGCTGCTCTCATTGCATTAGCCCATGAGAAAAAGAAACTTACTGGTGATGTTCGATCATCAAAGACAACTGCTCAAAGAAGTTTTCGACTTGGTGAAACCATGCCAAAAATGTCAGCCTGGTGGCTTCTTGGAAATCGAAAAGACCTTGAAGAGAATTATGATCCAGACAAACCAAGAAAAATTCCACCAAAACTATTAACTAAAGTATATGATACTGTTCAAAAAATGAAAGGCGATAATAAGGCTTTGACCGCGGCAAATATTTTCAATCCATCTGGTGAAAAGAAAGAACAGGGTAAATCAAATCCATATGCGAATGCCTGGGCAGTTTTATTGATTCGAATTGGATATAATTCAATTGCGGATCGAAGTGGTAAGAGAGTGATTCACTCCGCTGAACCAACTCAAGCAGTTTTCTTGGCAAGAAGAGGATACAAAGTTCTTGAAATTATTGAGAATAAAACATATGAAGATCGTAAACCAATTCTTCAACAATATAGTGAACTCAAAACGGATGAGAAAAGAGCCGACTTTCTTCAGAGAATGGAAAACAATGGTATTGTTCAAGGACAAGAAAATGTTCGACTATGGCGTTTTTTTGAAACATTAAAATCAAATAGTATTGTAGTGAATTCGGATGTTCTCGAAATCTTAGTCAAGAAAGAACCACATACAGCGGCAGAATTTCATCGCACAGGACATTCAGTTCAAGTGATCAATGACCTGATGAAAATTGGTCTCAAAGAAAAAGCCAGTACTCTAACTGTTTATGTAGCAAGAGGACCTGAGTGTAAAATTAAACCAGAAACAATTGTCTTTGGTCTCAAAGAACTTCTTCGTCAGAAAAAGGATGCGAATCCTAAAAGTATGGATTCACCACTGCTTGATATTCGTCAGTCACTGAGAATGTATGAAAACAAATGGAACAAACAAACTGAGGATGTGATTCAAGCGTTCCGCAAGGCCAAAGAAAAAGCTCAGGCGGATGCTACAGAATATCTCAAATCAGAAAAGAAGGCATCATGAAAACTTTCTCAGACTTTTATTCTGATATTCAGAATATGAAAACACCTGCTGGTGAAGCTTCTGAGCCTTCAGAGGGGCAAATTGAAGAGAAGTGGTCGGACAAGAGAAAACGAACGATAGATTGTGACCGCCCTCGTGGCTTCAGCGAACGTGCCTCATGCCAAGGTAGAGAAAAGCGAAAACGAGAACGTGAACAACGAAGACGAAGATTTGCGAGGTTATATTGACACCATACACTTATATTATTGAATGTAAACCAATTAGTAAAAAATATTATGGAGTAAGATATGCGAAAGGCTGTAAACCAGATGACCTTTGGAAAACATATTTTACCTCATCAAAAATTGTTCGAAACTTAATTGAAACATATGGCAAAGAATCTTTTGAGATTCAGATCGATAAAGAATTTGAGACAGTCGAAGAAGCGATTGACTACGAACATCAATTTATAATTACTAACAATCTTTCTAGCAATCCTAATTGGCTAAACGTACATCGCAGAAAAGCTATCGATTTCAATGATCCTGTTATTAGTGAAAAGTTATCAATAGCACGAAAAGGACGAGTAACTTCAGAAGAAACAAAAAAGAAGCTAAGTGCGATAGGTAAGGGTAAGAAATTATCAGAAGAAACAAAAAGAAAGATTAGTGAGAGTAGTAAAGGTAAAACAATATCTCAAGAATCTATCGATAAAGCTAGAGAATCAAAAAAGAAGAGTGGTAAAAATCAAGGTGAAAGTCACTGGACTTATGGCAAGCAGAGAGATGAAGAGACAAGAAGAAAGATTAGTGAGGCGCTAAAGGGGAAGTCTTACAATGTTGGGTATAAACACGAAAAGAGAGTGTGCCCTCATTGTAATTTAGAGGGCGCTGGAGGAAACATGACAAGGTTTCATTTTGATAATTGTAAAAAACGTCAGTCTGGTAAGTAGTTCCAATTGGGATAGACTTTCTGAACAACTTTCTTTTTCAGTCCAGGATAACTTTTCAGGTTCTTATCTTTGATTTCATTGATCAATTGTGCTTCATGAGGTGAAAGATTCTCAAGCATATCAATCCACACTTGTTCTTTTTTCATTTCATTCAAATGACTTGCGTTGTGATTGACAAACATTTCAATGGTCCGGCGATTCGCATACAACAAAGTCGAATTATATAAATCAGCTTCCCCTGGACTTTCATAAGGAGGATCACCTTCTGGCAAATTGATTTTATGATCTGCTGAAAAAGTGAGCAGTAATAAAAAATCAATCATTTCATTACGATTTTCTTTTAAATGTTTTACTTTTTCTAAATGTGTTTTCTTTTCTGAAATTTCCTGAAACACTAAAGGAATTGATCTTACATTTTGCATATTTACCTATAAATCTATAAATGCTTGAAACACGCAAAACTTATCTGTTGAGCGATATTCATTGTTTTTGAGTTCGATTTCTTCTTTTCTTCGAACAATCACATGTTTTGATAATTTTTTTGCCATTAGCTCATGCTTTGATTTTGCCAAATAACGAATGGCACTTTCAAGATTCTTACCATAAACTACAATCTTTTCAGCACGATCTATATTTGTCAAAAAGGCTGAACGAGTTTCAATTCCTGATTTTGATTCAAGTCGAATCAATGAACGCTTGTCTTGAGAAGCGAGATAGACAACTCTCTTACCAATCAAATATTTCATATCAATCTGAGGAAATTCAAAAACAGATGTTGAGAACTTTAGTTTACGAATCAATTCTTCAACGGGCTTCAACCGAACAGCACGTTTCTTTTTCTTTTGTTCAGTGACAACACTCTTCACTGAAAGAAGTTCTTCCTTGACTTGTTTAAGATTTTTGAAAATTAGATTTTGCTGACGCCTTGTCAGAAAAGAATATGCTTCTTTGACCTCTTCATCACTTTGAATATGCCTCAAATCATTCAAATGATCTTTCTCGAGCATCTCAGCGATTTCAGTTGATTGAGATTTATTTAGTTCGTAGATTGTCAGAATTGATTGTGCTGTGATTTCTTTCTTACCTTTCGAATCAAACAATTCTTCGATTTGATTTTCAAGGTAAGCATAGGCATCATAGGTTCGTTTCCCATTCCTTTGTTCAGTCGAAACACGAACTACAATTTCAGTCTTTTTTGTAGGACGAACTTCTTTTTGTAATTTTTCAATAAAGGAATCAAGGCGTCGAACTAATTCTTCAGGTAGAGTGTTACCATTTGAAATCAATCTTGCACACCAGCAGTAGGAGAAAGGAAGATAGCTTTGACTATTGATGTTTTTTCTTTGACTTTCGGTTCTCGCATAGTTAATCAAGAATTGTTTTGCATCTTTATCAGTAAAATTTTGCCGATACCAGTTATACTTATGAAGAACATCAAATTCACTGAGAACAAGTGATTCGGGTTCACGAATACTCATCTCTTGTTTTCTTCTTCGTTTCATCTCAAAACTCCAATAATGTTAAGCAATGGCAGTGAGTGATTCTTTCCAATTAGATGTTGAACAATTTTTAGCAAGAAGCATAAAGTTGTCTCTTGTTTCAAAAATACCTTCACCCACAATTTCATCAACTAAAAAAGGTTGTGTTTCAAACACGCAAAAATCACCATTTTCATCAATCGCATGATATTTTGCCCAGTCAGGCATTTCAAATAGTAGGTCCACTTTGTTTTTCATTTTGAATCTCCATAGTATTAAAAATTTCAGTCAACGTATTTTTTTGACCATCAGCAAACATTAACTTTACATCGATTTTTTCACTCAATTCTTCATTCATTGCATTGAACATGTGAGTTACTCCTTCTTTTGTTGTATAAGATTGAGTAAATCCCCAAACATCTGGTTCAGAAGCATCACGATTTTTCCATTTAGCAAATAAAATATAAAGCCCTGAAGTTGATCCTGTACCTGTCGCAGAACCCAAAACAGGCACATTTTCAACCATTTTTTTCAATTCATTATAATTCATAAAAATCCTAATATTTTTGTTGATCGTATGGATGAATTCTCAATTCTTTAATTGGGAATCCATAAAAAACTCTTGGATTTGGATTTACATGATTTGCCTTAAAAATCAATAGAAAATGTTTTTGAGCAAATCTTCTTATCCAAGTTTTGTCAGCCATCTGTTCCTTTGAAGAAATTAATTGATCCGCATATGAATCAAATATTTCCACCTTTGCTCTTTCAGCCGCTTGCTTTGTAGCATCAGCATTATCAATCTTAAATGTCGGAGGATGCCCATCAAACGTCGATGCTGAACTTAAAATATCAAATGTCTTTTTATCTGCTCGAAAAGCTAATTTATCTAATTGAGGATCATATACAAGTTGGTCATTCAAAAAAATATAAGAATTAATTACTTGTTTATTTCCAGAACTATCAAAACGATATTCTTGCCATCGAACATCAGGTGCTTGTATATCATTTACTTGACAAAAATAAGGATCAGTAGCAAGGGCACCTGTTTCACGAAAGTCTCTTCTTGAAAAAAGAATATCATAATTATCTACATAGAATTTTTTCTCAACAGCAGAGTAACTTTTTTCAACATATTTATCCAAACCATCACCAGAAACATGACCTAACTTAAAAGAAATTTTATAGATAAATTGTGTTCTTTCATCAAAAAGATACATCTTTGTACCATCTTTGACCACATAACTATTTTGTTCTCTCGCAAATTCGGTTGGAAAGGTAAGTCTTGTTTTTGACATCTCTATCTCTTTTTATATTAAAATGAAGTTTGTTGGTTCGGCCTTTTAAATAGCGACAATGTTTGAGCATTCATTGCCGAACATTTGTTCAAATAATCTGTAAACAAAGGAACATCTTTTGCTGTGGCTCTTGTAAACTCATACTGAAATTCGGCTTGGTCGTTGTTTTCACGATAGCTATCCATGACACATGAACAAACAAAGCCGGATGATGCTTGAGCAATTTGTGGTTGAACATTCTCATATTGAAATCTTTGCATCATAATTGTACCACAGAAGTTCATAAATTGACCAATCATTGCAGTAGGATACTTAACTTTTGGATAATCATCTGGAAGAATTTTTAGCCATTCAAAAGGATTTTTTCCTTTAAATCGGTTTGAATTAGGAACTTGTTTTTGCTCTTGCTTAGGTGTTGGTGTGTAATCATAATCAAAATCTGGTCCCTTGTGGGTATCCGCATAAGTCAATGAAACTGTCATCAGAATACAAGAAATAGCGATAATAAACTTTTTCATAAAGATTGTCCTTTGTTTATGCACTCTGCGGAGTGCCGATTGTTAATTGTATTTATTCAACTTTTTAAAAAAAGTTAAGCTGCAACTGACATTTCGGTATTGGCAGTTTCTTCATCTACACTTGGGAACAATCGTGAACATGGTCCGAGTTCCAAGACTCTTTTTGCTCGAGTTACAGCAACGTAAAACAGGTTTTTCTCCATCAATGGAGCCTCGGAAAAAGAGATAGGTATACGAACTTTTCTTCCTGATTCATCCATATCTGAACGATAGAAAACATTCTCAGCATCGTCAGCTATAGTCACATGGTTCCATTCTTTACCTTTAGACTTGTGCATTGTTGTGATCATGGTAGCATTGGCAGGAATGTTTTTCTGAGCATCTTTGATACGCTTGAGATTATCAAGAGCCATTTCAAATCCACCAATCTTATCAATCACTCGCAAGGCAGTTTTCCATTCATTATTTAGCAAATCCTCTTCTAGTTCTTTGTGAAACTGCTCAATGTTTCTCAGACCTTTCAGGTCAGGGTGTGAAACATTGTAGGTATCACCAGCATTGAGGGATACAAGGTTCTCAATCATCTTGAATCCTTCATTGTCAACGCCACCCTCAAGAGCAAAGGTCTTTTCATCTTCAAGCATTTGAAATGCCTCAGTCAGACAACCCATGTTGGTGCGGCAGAGAACAGCAGAGGTGTCTTCTTCTTCAACACCTTCAAAGCCTTTCATTCGTAGGTCAGTCATATGCTCAAGCAACAGATTTGCCTTGTCAGCAATCTCTGGCAAAAAGCGGAAAGATTGTGTCAAGGTGTAGGTAGCTTCTGCTGGCATATCTTTCAAGAAGTCCTGTGCGCCACGAAATTGATAGATGGCTTGATTCGAATCACCCACAGCAATCAATCGTGCTTGAATGTGTGAAGCAATGTCAGAGAACACAGGATTGATATCTTGTGCCTCATCAAGCAACACAACGTCTTCAGCAATCTGAATATCATTGTAGTGAAGTTGAACGAGCTTAACATACATGTCATGTAACATCAAATCACTTGAAAAGCCAAACGAAGAAAATAGAGTTTTAGCGATCTCAAGTGCACGTTTCTTCTTCTTGTCAACTGCCTGAAGGATCTTTTCTGCTGGCATGTTGGTGAATCTCAGCAATTGAGAATGAAAGCGATCTTCAACTGATTTAGGAACGTGACGGAGTGTCATTTCACTGTCATCGGAAATCATGAATTGGCGCATGATTTGAAATGCGGGATTTGCCAAGAACTTGTCATCACCGCTCAATCGCAAACGGTCAATTGTGTCTTTGACAGACATGTAGCCTTTGATGTTGCGGCTGTTACAGCCAGCACCTCGGGCCAATTCAAGGCAGAAGCCATTTTGAGTTTTAACTTTGATGTTGTCAAGACCACGACTTTTGGCCTTCTGCTGAACTTCTTCTTTAATTGCGGTGTTGAAGGCGAGGTAGAGGAAAGAAGTCTCAGGATGCTGCTTCACAAGCTCAAGCAGAGTGCTTGTCTTGCCAGTGCCGGCGAGTGCGAGGACTTTGATGTTGTTGCGAATTGCTTCGAAAGCGTCGAGGATAGCTTGTTGTTCTGAAGTAGGATTCATATCATCTCCATGATTTAAGTGTCAAGCATTCAGAGCGAAACGATTTTGCTCAATCAATGATCAGATCATATCAGATCGAATTCAAAAGTCAAGAACTTTTTTAAAAAAATTCGATTGCGGTCACCAAGACAATCCAAGCGAGATAGGGATAGAAAATCTTGGCGACCAGCGGTTGTTCTTTGTACTTCTCAATAAATGTCATCATTTTACCTTTTTCAGTTCGAATAGGATATCCGTTTGAATCTCTCATCAGCCGAACATCGGACGAGATTGACGGTCCATGCCAATGCCATAGATATCAGAAGACCTGCGACCCGCACTGATTCTGCGGTCTGTGCCACCGTCTCTGGGCTTTTCTCTGCGAGGGAATCTTCGTCGAGTGATACCACTGACTTCTGGATCAGTCCTGCGCTCAAGACCATATTTGGCTCTTTGCATGTTAAAAGGATATAGAATTTTTAGAAGTTGAATGCGAAGATTGCCCAGAGCCTCTTGCAATTCAGCATTTTCTTCTGGGCATCTCTTGATTTCTTGAACGATTGTATTTTCACATCGCTCAATCGATTGAACTGCTTCCATGAGTTGTTTTCTCGGATCTGCCGACATGCTCCTCCTATATTGATTTCAAATATTTGAGTAGTTTCAAATATTTATCAATTATAGATAATCACAGAAGGCAGTTGAGAAATTCGTTCTTGTAGTTCTAATACCTGGTCTTCAGTCAACCAACCAACTACAGTGTCATGTTCGCCGGTGATTTCATCAACAGAAACAAACTCATAGTTATCTTCTGAAACGTCATCTGAAGCAATACGAAGTAAACCTAACTCAAATAGTCCTTGGTCGCCTCCGTAAGAATGGCTGTGACAAATGACAGAAGTGGCGTAGCCATTGTTAAAGTATTTTTGATATTGTGCTCCTGAGCCATCATCAAATTTATGAGTGCTAGGAATTTCTAACTTTTGACCGAAGGGATGCTCACTCATTTTCATTCTCCTCTGGAACTGAAAAGAAAAATCTCAGAAAAACTTCAATAAAAATAACCATAATAATAATCGGCAAAAATGCGATTATAAACATCCATGTTTCAAAATCAAGCATAGGTCAGCTTCGGAAAATTGCCAAAACTTCGGCAGTTGAGGTTGTGTTGTCAGGTTCACAATTGACACATTGATCCGTGCGATATGTTTCACTGTCAGGGAACAAACCGCACGAAGCAACAAATAGACTCAAAGCAATCAAAATTCTCATAATTATCCTTGGGTTGGTGTTCATCATGATCAGATCATATCAGACTGGATGAAAATGTCAAGAAAAAAAATATCAAGTAATATCAGTTACTTCGATATGACAGGCATCAATGAAGGGCCGCTTTCCTTGTGACCTTCTCAAGTCAACATATTCGTTCATTGCTTCTTCCATGGTTCCCTCATAATCTACAATGTTGTTAATATGCCAAGCAGCACCCCAGCGGATCGATACTTCCTTTTCTGCGGCAGCTTGTTTAACAGCATCAATTATATCGTCATAGCACGCCAACTCCCAACTTGCCCTGCTCCCGATATACGCCATGAGATCCACCGCATCGCCAGTGAGATGTTTTGACTTCATGGTTTTTGAAGCTTTTTTGGCAACAAGTTCTTTTTGTCTTTCTTCTGTACGAAGACCTTCTGTTACTCCAAAATCAATTGTTGTCAATTCAATTGCTCGTTTGACAACATCCACCAATTCTGGTTTTACACCTTCTAATCTACCTAAGGAACGTTGTGATAGTTTAAATGCCATTGTTCTCCTTTACTTGCTTAAAATATTCGCAATTTTTAGCGGCTTCGATTGTTAGCTTATCATAATTTGTATCACATAACCCACGAAATACACGTTGATGAAACTCAACGTATTTGCGATTATCTGGTGTTGTAAACAATTGAGCGACAAACAACCAAAGCACATACAAAATAATCAGTGTTGAAATAGATCTTAGATTCAACATTATTTATGTGGTGCCTGTTGAACCAAAACCTCCGGCTCTTGTTGATTGAGATGGTCGTGTTTTTGTTTCAACTATTGTTGTCGGCACATTTTGAACTAATTCACCCTGACAGATTCGTGTGTGATTCGGTAACTTATAAGGAACATCAGTGAGATTCTGAATCAAAACAAATGTTTCTTCAACATAATCAGAATCAATCACCGCTTCTTGATTCACCAGAACAATACCATTCTTGAGTGCCAGACCAGAACGAGGATGTAATCTTACACTGAAACCTTTGGGAATGTTAAAAATGATTCCTGTTGGTATCATCACTCGCAGACCACGATGAATCTCAAGAGAACCAAACTCAGGCTTCAATTCAATACTCTGGTCAGAGGATGATTGAAAGGCACGAATGGTTGAAGTTGGTTCAAAATTACAGAAAAGATCGAAACAAGCAGAACCTTCTGTTGCGAAATAAGGTGCTACCGCTTTTGGATTATGTTTGTAGAAACCAAGAGTTTGTTTAGGAATGAAATCTTCCACGCCAGTTGACATAATAACTCCATAATAAAAGATCAAAAAACGGAGTCCGAAGACTCCGTGACAAAAATAAAATTACATTACAGCATGATCGCCAGGGTTATCTGCGGGCGGTGGTCCTGTCCACCATCGATTATATAGATCTTTTTGACCCGTAGCTGTTTTTACGATTAAATGGCATAAGTCTCTACCCGGAATTACTGCAGAACTACCTGATGTTATTGATGTTGCGGCGCTCACAGCAGCACCCCATCCAGCATTTCCAGGAGTAATACTACTGTCAATCCAAGAAACTTCATAAGTGCTGGCTGCTCCTGTTGCTTCATTTATAAAATGCGCTGTATACGATTCATTGTTATCAGCAATAAGAGAATGATGAATAACAGGATATCTTTCCATTTCACGGTAAGTTGCCGGTGTTGCCAATGGATCATGCCCATATACAAATAATTCAGGATGAACCGCAGGGGCGGCATCTCTAAGAACAAACCAGAATTCTTTTGGTAGTCTACGTGAAATAGTTGTTTCAGAACGTCCACCAACAGTTTCACCAGATTCAATTGTCATCCAAGGATATTTACTCATCAAACCAGCAAGATGATTTGCGTAATCTAGATATTGAGTATTTGCATCGAAGAATTCATCAATAATTGTATTGATTGAAGCATCATATGAATATGGTGGAGTTGCTGGATATGATAGTCCGCTTGGAATTGGACCATCGTAATATGGCCAACCTGATGCTACTTCATACAAGGTAGGATCTACACGATACATGGCAGTATTTGACCAGAAATTTGTTTCAAGGTCTACTGTATGAATTGTCAGACCAGCAGAATCTGTATAACCTTCTGTCATTTTATCAAATACTGTATTCAATTCTGTTCGAACATCGTTGATCAAAGCTGTATTTGAAGCGTCCGCAGCGATTGCTTGAGTAAGTTCATCTGTTGTTCGATATAGATAACCGGCGTAATCAGTTAGTGAAGTTTGTACTGCTTTCATTTCTTCAATCAAAGCAACGCCTTCTGTTTGAAAATCAGAATAAATCAAATTCATACAAGCATTCACAGTATTTTGTGTGATGATGTTTTCGACTTCTAATCGATTGAGTCCTCTAGCAACATCTCGAACTCGCAAGGGCTTTTCAAGAATTTGTGTTGCTGTCAATTTGGTGTAGGAAATCATTGTTGTCTATCCCGTTATGTTAGTTGAGTAAGTAAATTAACAGACTGTTGTTCGAAATATAAATGAGATTGCTCATTCACAACAGCAAATCTTTCTGGTGTATTTATCCAGCAAGTGGGTAAAGTTGTATCTGTCATTTCTTGGTAATATTCCAAGATATAATACAGTTTATACATATTATCGACTTCTTCAAAATAATCTATACGCTTTCGGTCATCAAATTCACTTACAATTGTAACTGTTCTACCATTTGTATATAAATCATTTGAATAAGTATTCAAGTCAGTGATTTTTAAGTCATACTTATTTTTTTCAGCATCAATATAGGGCTTAACAATAGCTTCAAGAGGAACGAAAGAAGTCTGATATACTTCATCAGCAAGAAGTTTCATTACATCATAATAATAAGGATTTCTTAGAATAAGACCATAAGAATGCTCGGTATGTAAATCAATCATCAACTGAGCATACTTATTAAAGTTTGATGTAATGTCTGAATAAGTCATCGATTTATTTAAATAAGTTTAGTTTTTTGAACCTACTTGGTATTTAGCTACTAATTCCCATTGAGATTTTTCCTTATGCGGAATGATCTTAATTTGAGAAATAGGAACTACAGGATTTTCAATCGGATTTAGGTCTTTGATTTGAACAAGATTCCAATCGTGTAGTAGTTTAGCGATTGTGTTGCGTCTTGCCAAGTCTGATTCGGTGAAATTACTTTCTTTTCCATCCAGTTTGAAAAGTTCCTTGAAAGAAAGAATCACATATCGTCCACGTTTGTGAAGAATATGACAGGATTGATATAATTTCTTTTCTTTTTTTGAAGCAATTCCGATTCTTGTCAATGTTTCACGAACTTTCAAAAAGTCATCTTGACTTTTCAAATCAACTTCCACACCAACTCCTCGAAAAATATCACCATCATGATCAATTTCATGTTCATTCAACATACAAATCTCCTAAAATAATTTTATCGTATTACATAAGTATTGTCATTACTCATATTTATACTTTTTTATTTTTCTATGACGCCATAAACCATTGAATGTTCTATCTGTTTTATTTGATCATTCGTTAGAATTTCGAGAAATTCTTCGGCTTTCTTAAAGGAGACATTGTAAAATTTTGAAATCATGGATATATTTTCATAGTTGTCTTTCTTGAACCATTCTGAATATCGCTTTTTCTTTGGCACACCATAATAATAAAAATCATAATGCATTCTGTCACTTAGCGCAGGAACAAGATTGATTTCTTTCGCATAGAAAACTGTATCCGTAAAACCAGCAAAGGATCTTGTGACAAGAAATTGTGAATATCCACTCAGGTCTTCACCAAGATAAATCTCTTTGGTGTTGATTGACTTCACATAATCGAAGGGACTTCGTTTCTTTTTCTTTTCGAGTTCTGGCTCGACATATTCATTGTTCTTGAGACCGAAAAAGTTTTCCATGGCATTACTTCACTTCAAAGTTAGAAAGTAACATCAACTCAGTCATACAAGCCAATGTGTGAATTTCTTTATCTACCGCCGATAAAGATTCATAACCATAACGAGAAAGAATCAAAATTACGTCTGGCAGACATTCTGGTTTTGCTCTCTCAAGAAGTTGGTCATAGAGAGAACGATAAAGTTCTGTTTCAGAACCGTGCCAGTTTTCGAGAATAAACTTGCGAATTGTTTGAAACTTCTTTTCACGAATAGCTTCAACAAGAACATCAATGTTTTCATTCTGAACATTCGAAAGAATTTTGTCAGATAAGGTTCCTGCGCCACTGTATCTTTGAATCTCATTGATACATCGTCGAAAGTCAGGAAAGAAATGAACGACCGCATGTTGAACTAATTTCTTTTCATAGTTGATACCTTCTCGGTCTAAAATTGTGCACAGCTTTTGAAAGAAGTTCAAAGCTAATTTAGGTTTTTCATCTTTCGGAAAACGAAACTCAATTACAGCACAACGAGATTGTAGAGGAGGTATAATCTTTTGTGCTTGATTTGCGGTCATCACAAAACAACAATTTGATGAAAACTTTTCGAAAAAGTTTCTCAATGCATTTTGTGAAATGTCTGTTAGATGATCAGCCTCATCAAGAATCAGCATCTTGCGTCTGCCATCCATGGACATCGCAGAACAAAAGTCGGTCATCTTTGTTCGTATCGTGTCAATACCTCGTTCTTCAGAAGCATTGATCAACATTGTTTCAAGATTCAGTTGAGCAGCAATTGCCATGGCAGCAGATGTTTTACCTGTGCCACCTGACTGTGAATGAAATAGAAAGTTTGGAAGGTCACCTTTTTTCACAAAGGCGGTGAGAGTTTCTTTGATATCTTCTGAGAGAATCAATTCAGAAACTTCTTGAGGACGGTACTTTTGAACCCATAAAAATTCATCTCTTACAATCATGAATACCTCACATTTGAATTTTCAATAATATACTTGGCGGTCCCAACGGGATTTGAACCCGTAACTTCTATGTGACAGACAGATATTTTTACCAGTTGAAACTATGGGACCTCCTTGATCATAACACAATCTCCGAAGAATGTCAACTCTTCTTTAGGGCCTTCATTGTGTTTTCAATCGTCAACTTGTGAGCTTTCAGCTTGCCCTCAAGTTTTTTAATCTCCTTGACATCGTCCTCATTGGACTTGTTCAAGGCAGGAATCAAGCGATTATACGTCTCAACGTTTCGCTCAATTCGTTCAATGGCGCTTTTGCGGCGCACATTCTTTGCGGCAGTGCCACGAATCATAAGCTCTCCTGCTTAAGGTTGACGGAAAATTTCATCGTAGATGTAGAACTCTTCATCGACTTTGGCTCTCTCTTCTGCGATGTTTCTCTTATGATAAATTTTGACTACTTTATTCAGACTCGCCTTTGGAATCGAATAAGTCTTCGAAAGGTCTGTGATTGCATCTTTGATGAAATCTTTCTCACCATCAATGCGAGTGAGTGAATCAGAGACTTCTTTGAGGACTTTTCGAATAGTTGCCTTATCTTCAGTTGAAGAAGGTAGAACTACGGCTGAGGGTGTATTATTGGACATTTTTCACTAACTCCTTATTACTCTTCATCTCATTTATATGCCGAATCATTGCGGCAAATTTGTAAACATAATCTCTTGTTTCTCTGGGTAATCTTAGCTTTTCAACATCAGTTGTCTTTCTTCTTTTCATCTGTGAACGAACATAGCCAGGTCCAACATTGTAGGCTGCTAAGGCTAATGTCCAATTAGGAAATCTTTCTTTTAGGAAAAGAAGATATTCAGCAGCCTTAACTGTGGACTTTTTCCAATTGTATCGTTCATCAAGAAAGAAACCTTCTCGTAGTTCAACATGTTCGGCTGTGATATCATTAATTTGCCACATACCAACAGCACCGGCAGAAGAAACAGCAAACGGGTCATAACAACTTTCAATTATAGGTAGGTAAATCAAATCTTTAGGTAGACCATACTGACGAAAAACATTTTCAATATGTTCAATATAAAAACGAGTTTTGCCAGTTTTCAAACATCTTTCAACATGACGAATAAATCCTTCACTTTGATACCAGCGGTCAACTTTTTCTCTTTTTAGGACAGTTGCATGTGCTTGCTGAAAAGAAAGAAATACTAGACTAAACGCCAACCACTTCAGGTTGTTCCACCTTGGTTTGTTGCAAATAAATTGTTTCAATATGAGGTTGTGGAATTTGTATTGAAATAATTTGCTGAGTTGGAATCCAATAAATAGGTTCAAATTGAGAAGTAGGGATTTCAGCAGCAGACATATATGGAATAGCACCTTGAATTCCTTTTTCGGGATCTATAATTAAAAGTCTTGGCCTGGTGAATTTAAGTGTTGCTTCATTAATCCAAGTTTCATCGAGATTATTTTCCTCTGATTGTGCAAGAATTTCTGAACCATCAACTAAACGAACAGCATAAACATTACTCATAGTTTTTATCCAAATGTTACAGGTTGTTGTAATGCTACAAAGAAAGTGTATTCACGATTTTTTGAAGTGAACTGAGCGCCACCTTTAGCAGCAATACGAACTTCGTAATCATCGTTCAGCATTTTGAGTTTTGAAACTTCAAATACTGCTGAGAATCTTTTTTCTGTAGTATTTTTTTGATCAAGTTTTCTTCGATGTCTTTCAGAAATCGTTGAACCATTTTGTGAAATATTTTCTGATACCATATAGATATCATTTTCATCACCTTCAAACACAAGGTTTTGAAAGCCATTTACAGCGGCAGACTTTTTACCATACTCGAGCATATTTTCAGACAAGGTGAACTCGATGTCTGGCTTTTCAATCACATACTTTTTTGAACGGTCTAATTCTTCAACAAGTTTAGGATCACAAAAACGAATATCCTGACTGGTTTTATCCGACTGAATCACAAGATACTGTTCATCTTTTGGAAACTTCAAAACTGTATCACCTGTTGAAGACACAAGTGAATAGACAGAAATGAAATGATTCAGATCGAAGATACAGAATTCTTTTGGAAATTCTTCTTCAAAGGTTGCGAAAGCAAAAGAATTACCTGAATTACTGACAGTGCTTTGTTGTGAGCCAGGATAGAAGTGAATTGATTCATTGATAGAGGCAAAGTTTGAGAGAAAGAGAAGGTCAGACTTTGACAAATTTAGCATAATATTACCTCGTTGTTAAAATTTCAATTGTAATTCCAATGGAACTAAGAGACATCTCATACGTATTCCACCGATTATCTACACGAATACCAAAGTTTTCAAAACGAAACAAACAATATTCACGATTTTCGTAATAACCAGTGATGTCATTTGTAGCATAATCAATTCCAGCATTATACATATGATTCAGCATGTGAGGATTATCCCTCACACACTGTTCGCATTCATTTGTTGTAATGAATAATAACATATTTTGAATTGTTTGTCAAGAGGCTTTATTCAATCCTGTCAAATCAATATCAGGAACATCGGATTGAGTTGTAGCAATTGATGGTCCTTGTTGACTAAATTGTTCCATAGCAGCAAGTGCCTGAACTGAACCACGATAGACATAGGTGCCAACATGACTCAACTGCATCCAAGGACATGCCCAAATTTTTGTGCCTGCTTTGCGAGACATTTGACAGAAGAAATAATCTTCAGATAACAAACGATTAGTTGATCCACCAGTTGTTTCTGGTCGGTCAAAATCAACATGGAAATATGCGGTGATATTTTTTGAGCCGTTGAAATCTTTTGAGTGATTATGGTCTGGCTTATATTCGTAATTAGGATAAGCTTCTTTGTAGGCGTTCAAGGCGGTTTTGTTCAACATCATGAAACCGGTTCCGATCTCAAGAACTTCAACTGGTTTGAAAATCTCAATCTCACCACGGCTTGCTGGATTGAAAACGAAATCACCACCAAAATCTGCTAGTTTAGCAGGTGAATCTAAGAAGCCATCCATCTTGGCAGCTTTATCAACTCTTGGCCAGAGAATATGTTTTTTAGGATATAAACCTCCAATGATTGAATGCTCATCATCAGAAAGATATAGAAGATGTAGAACATCACGAGGATCAAACACAACATCAGCATCAATGAACATACCATGTGTAAATTCACTGATTTCGAAATAATGCGCTAGATAGTTTCTGGCTCGTTGAATCAAACTTTCGTTCATGATGAACTTACATTGTAGTTTGATACCAAAATAGGAACAAAGAGTGTTGAGGTCAATCAGGCGAGATGCTGTTTCGGCAATCATTTGACCACCATAACACGGCATCATAATCATCAATGATTTGCCTTCAAAATCTTTAGGTTCGAGTTGAGTTTTTAAATCACCATCGGTAGGTTGTACAGGTCGTTCTGACATTTATAACTCCATAAAATAGTAAAAAATAAAGAGAATCATTCAATCTCATTTCTCTATTTAGTCTGTTTAAATTTCAATATTATTCACCCGAAAGGTCTTTCATCAATCGGTCAAGAGTGGTTCCTTCGGTTGGTTCATTTTCATCTTCATGTGAATCTCTTACACGAACAAGGTCACTATACTTTGAATTCAACCAGTTTCGCATATCACTTAACTCTTCTAAATCTGATTGTGAATTCGAATCATATGCTTGTTTCCAATTTTGTAGCTCATCTACTGATATTTGAATCAATTCTTTTTTGATTTCATCACGTTCATCTGAGGTGGTAGATGAGGTAAACTGATTGGCAACTTGTTCAAGCACTGTATCGAAAGTCACCATGTTCTCAGGATTTACAGGCTGATGATTCGGATCTTGAATTGTCTCATCAAGTTTTTTGTAGAGTGAAACGAATGAATCACGGACTTCTTCATCAAATCGAGCAATTGCATATTGAAGAGCCTTTTCTTTGTCACCCAGAATTGAATAGATATCCAGGATGTGAAACAGACGTCGAGTGGTGATCATCTCATCAATCGCCTCATCTTTGTAGGACTTTCGAGTAACTTCTGCCCACTGACAAAGTTTCTCTGTGAACTTTACATCTTCAACATCAATGTTGTGAATTTCAAGATACTTATCCAACATCTTGATTTCTTTTGCCTTTGATGGATAATCATGCTCAATACACATTACAAATCGCTCAAGGAAAGCGGTATTCTGAATGTTTGTACCAATGTAACGACCAGATTCAGAACCATTACCTTTTGTGTTATCTGTCGCAATGATGTTAAATCCTTTGGCAGGAATGATACGCTCACCCGTCTTCTTGATGAGGAATGGCTTGCCCTCAAGAATACCCTGAAGACACAACATTCTCGCAGGATTCCCCGCAAAGATTTCATCAAGTAGTACAACACCACCAACTTTAGCGGCTTCAACAAGTGGTGAATCTTCCCATACAGTCTCGCCATTCACAAGATTGTAGTGACCAAGAATGTCCATCTCATCTGTCTCAATGGTCACGTTCATGCGATAGAAGTGCCGCCTGTTCTTGGCGCAGGCTTGTTCTACCATCTTTGTCTTACCATTACCAGAATCACCAGTGATGACAGTAGGACAGAATTTCTTTGAAGCAATCACAGCATCAATCACACTGTAATCACCAAAGGGAACGAAACAAGGATCTTTCTCAGGAATGTATCCTTTTTGAATATCTTCTTTCGAGAGAATCTTGCGTTCTTGTCGAAAGGGGACAACTTTGGCGGGTTGGGCAACATTTAATTCAGGAGTTTCATTCTTTTCAGCCAACTCAAGATTGTAGACACCATAATCAACTTTCTTTGCTACACGAAGGATTTTATTGTGTTTCAATCCAAGTTCAGCCGCAGCTTGAACAATTTCTTTACGAGTGGCT